AAGTCCAAGCGCAAGCTTTTAAAGAGATGTTACCGCCGCAAGGACCGGTAAAAACAGCAATTTTAGGCGTAGAAACGCCAGAAGTTGTAGCACAAGCAGACAGAGTGCAAGATTTTATGAATTATCAGCTAACAACAGTCATGGAAGACTACACTCCAGACATGGATCAGCTGCTTTTTCACCTACCACTAGCAGGATCTGCGTTCAAAAAAGTATATTATGACGGAACAAAGGCACAATGCGTGTCAAAATTCGTGCCAGCAGAGGATTTGGTTGTAAATTACCTAGCCACGGATCTCGAAACAGCGGAACGCGTATCACAGATCGTGAAAATGACACGAAATGAATTAAGAAAACTACAAGTCAACGGATTTTACAGAGACATAGAAGTAGAAGAGAGTGATGAGGAATCAAAAATACAAGATAAGTATAATAAACTAGAGGGTGTAGAAAAAACGGAATACGATAATAACACATACACACTTTACGAAATACATTGCAATTTAGACATAAAAGGTTTCGAAGATAAAGACGGGAATACTGGAGAAGATACAGGTATAGAGCTTCCATACATTGTAACAATAGATGAAGGATCAAATAAAATTCTTTCTATTTACAGAAACTACAAGGAAGATGACGCTCTTAAAAAGAAAACACAATATTTCGTACACTACAAGTTTCTTCCTGGTCTTGGCTTTTATGGTTTTGGTCTTATCCATATGCTTGGAGGTTTATCAAGAACGGCTACCTCCACGCTTCGTCAACTTATCGATGCGGGAACACTATCAAACTTGCCTGCAGGTTTTAAAGCACGAGGTCTTAGAATCAGAGATGACGATTCACCGATACAGCCAGGCGAATTCAGAGATGTTGATGCACCAAGCGGAGACCTGCGCCAAGGATTATTACCTCTTCCTTACAAAGGACCCGATCCAACTTTATTTCAATTATTAGGATTTTGTGTAGACGCTGGTAAACGTTTTGCTGCTGTCGCTGATATGAAGATAGCAGAAACAAATACAAACGCACCTGTTGGCACCACTCTTGCTTTGATGGAACAAGGGGCAAAAGTCATGAGTGCGATTCATAAAAGATTACACTATGCACAAAAAATAGAATTTAAATTATTGGCAAAGTTGTTTTCAACTTCACTGCCACCCGAGTACCCATATCAGGTCGTGGGTGGCAACCAAACAGTTAAACAAACAGATTTTGATGATAGGATTGATGTCGTTCCAGTATCCGATCCGAATATGTTTTCGATGTCACAAAGAGTGGCGATGGCGCAGCTGTTATTACAGTTGGCACAAAGCAATCCTGAACAACACAATTTGCAAGAAGCTTACCGCCGTATGTATCTTGCATTGGGAGTGGATAACATTGAGGCGTTGCTTCCTCCACCGCCTCAACCACAACCAACAGATCCTGCTTTAGAAAATTCTATTGCATTGTTGGGTAAACCATTAAAAGCTTTTCCTGGACAACTACACAAAGCACACATAGATGCACATCGTGCTTTTATGTCTAGCATGTTGGTTAAAACAAACATGATGACCATGAGTCTTTTGCAAGCTCACATATCCGAACATGTATCTTTTCAAGCAAGAGAAGAAGTGATGCAAGAGATGGCACCACAACTACAACAAGCTGCACAGCTTCCACCAGATCAACAACAGCAACTTCAAATGCAAATTGAAAATAAAGTCGCTGAAAGAATTAGTGTAATCACAAACAACATGGTTGTTGAAGAACAAGAAATGATGGAGGGTATGGATCAAGACAGTCTTGTTGAATTACGTAAAAAAGAATTAGACCTTCAAAAAGCAGAACTGAGAAGAAAAGAAAAAGCTGATGAGAATGATGTTGCAGTTGACTTGTTAAAATTAAAACAAAAAGCGCAGCAGAATAAGGACAACTTACAGTCAAGACAAGATATAGCTGGACTTAGAGCGGCAGTTACGCTATCTAAAATGAATGGTAGATCTACCCAATAAAACTTTTAATCCTGAGCTAGCTCTTGAGATATATAACAGTGTAAAAGCTAGGGCTGTTCAAGATAATATTCATTTAGTTGATTTTGCTGCGGCATTGATTACTTGTTCTAAGGTTATTCTTAAAGAAGAACTTGGAGAAAAAGAGGCTGAGATGTTATTTGATTTGATAAATAAATCTTGGATTGTCGAGAAAACTAGTGTAACACTTCACTAATGAAAAGATTAAAACCAATACCAAGTAAAAACAAAGGATTACCAAAGCTGCCTAAAGCTGTCAGAAATAAGATGGGCTTTATGAAAAAAGGTGGATTAGCAAAAGCTACTGCAGCATTAAAAGCTAGAGGCCTGAAGCGTGGTGGACCTGCAAAGAAGAGAGGCTAACAATGAAGTTTAAACAAACAAAAACAGAAGTTGTAAAACAAAAAAATCCTTTTCCAACTATGAAAACTGCATCAGATGCAGCCATAGTTTTTGCACCTTTTGTTGAAAGACAAAATAAAGGTCCTGGTCCAAAAGGGCAGACTAGCAAGCAACAAATCAAAAAAGTTGCTTTCAAGGGTGTAAAGTAATAAAACCATTTCAACAAAGGAGGTTTCTATGAAACTTTTATCAGATCTATGGGATCACTTAAAAGAGTGGTCAGACTGGAGTATGAAGGACTGGATTAAAGCTGGTATCGTAGCACTAGTCGTAATAATAATTATAGGATCAATCTAGATTAATGGTTTGGCAATTATTAGCAAAGCCCTTACTTGGCGTCGTCGCTGATGGCGTCAAGGGTTTTGTAGAAACAAAGAAAGCAAAACAAGAATTAAAATTAACAACAATCAAAGCAACACAGAAACTTAAAGAAGATCAGATTGCCGGTAAAGTTGCATGGGAGCAAAGCGCTGTCGATCAAATGAAAGGATCGTGGAAAGATGAGGTGGCATTAATTGTACTACTTCTTCCAGCAGTTTTAGTATTCACGCCTTTACAAGATCATGTGCATAAAGGGTTTCTCGCTTTGCAAGACCTACCATCGTATTATCACAACCTACTTTACATTGCGATTTCAGCGAGCTTTGGGATCAAGGCAGGATCTAGTGCGATAGGCATGTTTAAAAAGAAATAATATTGAATTTAACTTTTGACACTAAAATTGTGCAACACACAAACCAAGGCCATTATGGTGTTTATATTTTTAGAGGCCTCTTCGACGCTTCATATTTAAATCTTTTACTAGACAAAACATTACAACTAACTCATGTTGATTCAATGCATAACAAAACAAATGTGAAAGCTAACATGACAGATTATCAAGCCTTAATTAAAGATCCTGATTTTTCTTTTTTAATAGACACAACCTTAAGTTTTCTAAAAACTTGCATTATGTTAAGAACACCTCATTGGAAAAATGATCCATTAATAGAGATCAGAGATTGTTGGGGTATGCAATTTAAAAAAGGACAATTAACACAAACACATACTCACTCAGGAATTAGTTGGTCTGGTGTGTTTTGTGTAAGATCGGAGGATGAAACTAAAATAGTTTTTCCAGACATGGATCATGCAGAAACAATTAGTGGTAATACTCTTTTTTTGTTTCCTGGAATTATGCCACATTACACCACGGAGTACACATCAGATGTGCCTCGTGTAGCAATAGGTTTTAATATTAATATTAACCAAGGAGGGTAAATGAATTTAGACAGATTATTAGAATCAGTAAAGAAACACGAAGGCTATAGAAACAAGGTATACCTAGATACCCTGGGGAAGAGAACCGTGGGCGTAGGTCATCTTTGCGTCGAAGATTTTTGGGAGGACGATAAAGAATACGAAGAAGAGTTCTTAATGGACATACTTAAAAAAGATTTGCAAGAAGCTATTCGTGGTGCAAGAGAATTGATGGAAGAACGTGATTGTTTAAACATAGATGAGAAAGCAGAAGAGCTACTTATAGAAATGGTATTTCAATTAGGAAAAACTGGTGTTTCAAAATTTAATAACATGTGGAAATGCTTGTCAGAACAGAATTATATTGGTGCAAGTTTTGAGATGCTGGATTCTCGTTGGGCAAAACAGACACCTAACAGAGCCAAAGCGATGGCGGAGCAGATGAAGTCATGCGCTTAGAAAATTTTTTTACTGCCTATAAGAATGATTTAATTACTAGACAAAAGCAAGTGGAAGAGTCTATACTAGGGGGGTTGTGTAAAGATTGGTCAGATTATAGATACCTGACTGGTAAACTTGCAGCACTTAAACAAGAAGAACAGGAACTCACGGACCTGCTTAGAAAAACGGAGCTAGAAGATGACTAAACCAAAACTTATTGTCCCTCAACACATCTGGGATGGTAAAGCTGTTGAAAAACAGAAAAAAGAAATGGAAAAAGTACCTAATCCAACAGGGTACAGAATAACTCTATTCCCACTCAAATTAGACTCGAAAACTAAATCAGGTATTCATTTGACCGATGAAACGGTGCAAGAGTCTCAACTAACAACAAACATTTGTAAGGTCTTAAAAGTTGGACCCGATGCTTACAAAGACAAAGAAAAGTTTCCCACTGGTCCTTGGTGTAAAGAGGATGATTGGGTATTGATTACTCGCTATGCAGGATCTAGGATAAAAATAGATGGTGGTGAGTTAAGGATTATTAATGATGATGAAATACTGGCTGTCATTGACGATCCTAGAGACATATTGCCAGCTAACATATTATAAACATGGAGAAGTCTATGCAACCAACAGTGCAATCAGAACAAGACAAGATGGTACCGATAGATACTTCGGGTGATCCTGTCGAAGTCGAGCTTAAAGACGAAGAAGCAAAAGAAGAAAATAAAGAAGAAGTTCAAGTAGAGCAGGAGGAGACACCTGTTGAAACTAAAAAAGAAGAAACTAAAAAAGATGAAGAATTAGAAGAATATTCTGCCTCTGTAAAAAGACGTATTGATAAACTTACACGTAAAATGCGTGAAGCTGAGAGACGTGAACAAGCTGCAATTGAATATGCTAAAAAGGTTCAAGAAGAAATTAAAGATATTAGAGATAGTAAAAAAGAAGCTGATGTAAATTATGTTTCTAATTTAGAAACTCATGTAGAGTCTAGGTTAAAAGCAGCACAAGAGAATCTCAAAAATGCTATCGCTGGTGGTGATGCCGATAAACAAGTTCAATATCAAAGAGAAATAGCAGCACTAACAGGTGAAGAGGATAGAGTCAAAAGAGAAAAAATGAGATTAGAGAAAATGAAAGAAGAGAGGCAAGAAGCAGCTCCTATTCCTAATCAACCAACTGCTGATGTAAAACCACCACCTAGTGCTAAAGCTGTGGCTTGGGCAGAAAAAAATCCATGGTTTGGTGAAGATCAAGTTATGACCTATGCGGCATACGGCATACATCAAAAACTTATTGGTGAAGAAGGTTTTGATTCTAATTCTGATGAATATTATGAAGAAATAGATAAAAGAATGAAAAAAGAGTTTCCTCAGAAGTTTAAAAGTGATACTACTGAGGTACAAGCAAGTAACAGTAAACCAGCTCAGACTGTTGCCTCTGCCAGACGTACGACGAACACTGGGCGCCGCACTGTGAAACTCACACCCTCACAGGTAGCTATTGCAAAAAAACTTGGTGTGCCACTTGA